ACGTTATGCAGGGACACCTGTATGCGGAATCTGAAGGTAAGAGGTTTGGTGGATGGATTGTAATCAACAAATCTACAGGTGAGTGGGATTTCGTAGAGGCACCCCGCGAACAGTCTGAAGACCGCAAAGCATACCTAAAGGATGCGAACAAGCGGGTAGAGGCAATCATCAATGACGCACCGTTCAAAGTACCGTTCCAGTCTGAGCCTGAGACAACTACCATCGACAGACAAAAGGTCGAGACAGGCAATCGCCTGATGCCCAAGACTTGCACCTTCTGTTCCTTCAAGACAAAGTGCTGGAAGAATGCGGAACTAGCCCCGAAGATAACATCTAAGGCACGGTTCAAGCCTCACGTCTGGTACACAAAGCTTGTGAAGCGGGAACTAGACTGATGCCGGTTTTGTACACACGAGAGTACCCCCACGAACTGTTCGACTTGAACCCGCAGCTTTACTGTGTGTTCGTAGAGTCACATGAACGTCGTGGGGGTGGTCGTTCTACTGTTAGGGTTCGTGGCTTAGAAATATCCCTGCCCCTTACTTTACGAGACAACTACTCGCCAGACGGTTCCTTGAAGTCAGACACAGAAGTACGTGACATAAAACTCATAGAAGAGGAATTTCAGAACATTGTTCATCACTTGCGACAGGGGTTGGTAGTATGCCTACCGACAATGGAAATCTCAAAAGAAATATCGCAGCTAGAAAAACGGTCCCCAAAAGTAGGACAGTATCTGTTAAAAAGGCTAGAAGGGGTGAAGGCGGGATTTCCGCTGCTAGGATTATGAGACAAACACGTTACCGTTCACAGTTCGAGATTAACCTTGCAAGGTCGCTGGCAGAGAAGAAGATTGCCTTCGAGTACGAACAAGCAAAGCTGCAATACATACCCAAGCCGCGAACATATACGCCAGACTTTTATTTACCTGAACAAGATATCTACATAGAAGCGAAGGGTCATTTAGATAAAGGCGACAGGGTAAAGATGCAGCTAATCAAACAACAATACCCCGACTTGGATATTCGCTTTGTATTCGTTCGGGCCACGAACAAGATTTACAGAGGCAGCAAGACTAGCTATGCTGATTGGGCGAACCGTTATGGTTTCCCGTGGGCAGAAGGTAGTGTGCCAGAGGAGTGGTTTAAAAATGACGGATGATAGGGATTATGAAGTTGGTAGCCTGTTACCTGACCGGTGGTACGTTATCTTAAAAAGAACAGACGATGAAAGTTTTAAGATGACAGCATACGATACAACTGCTATACCAGAAGATGAAGACTATATGGACGCAGGGTTCGTGGCGCAGCAGGGTATTGTTGAGATGCTAGAGAACGACTTCGACAGACTCATACAAGCAGGGTTAGCCCGTATCTCTTTTATGGAAATGAAGGATACTATCCTACAGGAACTAGAGGAAGAGGGCGTAGAGTTCGAACCCCGTGACCGTATAACAAGCCGTGATGAAAACATAGTTAAAGTAGATTTTGGAACAAAGCAATGAAGCTAGATGAATATCAGATGCGGGCAGAAAGCACCGCAGTTTATCCGCAGGAATATAATGTTCTGTATCCGACACTGGGTTTAGCTGGAGAAGCAGGCGAGGTTGCCGAAAAGGTAAAGAAGCTTGTTCGCGACGGTGAACCACACCTTTTCTATAAAGATGATATTGCAAAGGAACTAGGAGATGTGTTATGGTACGTTGCAATTTTAGCAAGAGACTTAGGCTACAGCTTAGAAGAGGTCGCGCAGCGCAACTTAGACAAGCTAGAAGACCGCAAGAATCGGAACATGTTGCAGGGCAGCGGAGACGACAGATGAGACATGAAGCTTACATGAGACACATGGAAGACGAAAACGAACAGGCCGGTAAGATGGCCTATGGCGGCGTTGATATGGTCAACAGCCCGCCCCATTACAACGCAGCGGGAACAGAGTGCATAGATGCAATCCAAGCTGCAACCCTTGACGGGTTCGAGTATTACCTACAAGGAAACATAATGAAATACCTTTGGCGATATCGTTACAAGAATGGTAACGAAGATTTGAAGAAAGCGCAGTGGTATTTAAATAAACTATTAGAGGTTCGAGGAGAGAACAAATGAGCAACCAACTACCCACACCATATCAACAATTCATTCACAAGTCACGCTATGCTCGCTGGATAGATAGCGAACAGCGCAGAGAGAACTGGGGCGAAACTGTAGACCGCTACATATCTTTCATGCTAGAGCAGGTAAAGGATAAGTGCGGTGTCGAACTGTCTACATCTGTTCGCGAAGAGATTGAGGAAGGCATCCTGTCCCTGAAGGTGATGCCATCTATGCGGGCAATGATGACTGCAGGTCCTGCCCTTGCACGGGATAACGTCTGTGGTTACAATTGTAGCTACATTCCTGTAGACAGCCCTCGTGCTTTTGACGAGTGCATGTACATTTTGATGTGTGGTACGGGTGTTGGTTTTTCTGTCGAGCGTGAGAACGTAGATAAGCTGCCTGTGGTTAGCGAAAACTTTAACAAATCAGATACTGTAATTAAAGTAGGTGACAGCAAGCCGGGATGGGCAAAGTCACTTCGCGAACTGATTGCGCTACTCTACGCTGGTCAGGTTCCTTCATGGGATATGTCAGGTGTTCGTGAAGCTGGTGCGCGGCTAAAGGTTATGGGTGGACGTGCTAGTGGTCCACAACCTCTTGCAGACCTCTTCAACTTTACTGTTGAGATATTCAAGAAGGCGCGGGGTCGTCGGCTGTTCCCAATTGAGTGCCACGACTTGATGTGCAAGATTGGTGAGATTGTTGTTGTAGGTGGGGTTCGCCGCAGCGCACTCATCAGCCTGTCGAACCTGAACGATGACCAGATGGCACACGCTAAGTCTGGCATGTGGTGGGAAACAGAGCCACAGCGGGCGTTGGCGAACAACTCCGTGTCTTACAAGACAAAGCCTGAGATGGGTACGTTCATGCGTGAATGGCTTGCCCTGTACGACAGCAAGTCTGGTGAGCGTGGTATGTTCAACCGTGAGGCTGCTGACAAGCAGGTTGCCCGCAACGGTCGTCGTGAAACAGGCCACATGTGGGGTACAAACCCCTGTTCTGAGATTATCTTGCGGGGCTATCAGTTTTGCAACCTGTCGGAAGTAGTGGTTCGCGAAACGGATTCCTTGGAAGACTTAAAGGCAAAGGTTCGGGTAGCTACCATTCTTGGAACCTTGCAGTCAACCCTAACTGATTTTAAATACTTGAGGAAGATATGGAAAGACAATACAGAGGAAGAGCGTTTGTTAGGCGTGTCCTTGACTGGTATCATGGACCATCCCGTTTTATCCAAAAATGTAGACAGCAAGCGTTGGCTCGAAGAAATGCGCGAAGTCGCAGTGGAGACGAACAAGGAGTTTGCGAACATGCTTGGAATCCCACAGTCGGCTGCAATCACTTGTGTCAAGCCGTCGGGTACTGTATCACAACTGGTGGACGCAGCGAGCGGGATACATGCAAGGCACAACGACTACTTCATCAGAACCGTTCGCGGCGATAATAAAGACCCGTTAACACAGTTCCTGATTAACAGCGGTGTCCCTGCAGAGCGTGACGTTATGAAGCCAGATTCGACAACCGTATTTAGCTTCCCCATGAAGTCACCAGACGGTGCTGTAACACGGACGCAGATGACTGCCATTGAGCAGCTAGAGTTGTGGAAGACCTACGCCATCCACTGGTGCGAACATAAACCATCTATCACTGTGTCTGTAAAGGAACACGAATGGATGGATGTGGGGGCTTGGGTCTATGAGAACTTTGACGTTGCCTCTGGTGTGTCGTTCCTGCCCCACAGTGACCACACGTACCAACAGGCTCCTTATCAGGACATTGAAGCTGATGAATACTTGGAGTGGAAGCAGCGCATGGAAGTTGTCACGATTGACTGGGATAAGTTGTCTGAGTTCGAAAAGGAAGATAACACCAGTGGTTCGCGGGAACTAGCCTGTACGGCTGGTGTCTGTGAAGTCGTGGACTTGAGTGCAGCATGAACTGCTGGCATTGCCAAACAGAACTCATTTGGGGTGGAGACATCGACATAGAGTCGGAAGAATTTGTCATGGAAACAAATTTGTCTTGCCCCAACTGTGATTCGGTGGTATATGTATACTTGCCACGAACAGAAGGGGATAATGATGAATAACATGGAACCAGCGGCATGTGACCGCAAGAAGTTTGATATTGACCTGTCCTACGGCAAGGTTCGCGAACAGCAAGTTGCGAACATGCTTACAGATAAAAAGATTGAGGTCAAGTCAGAGCGAGGTATGTGGATGCGTACCGGCAACATAGCCATAGAGTACGAATCCTACGGCAAGCCTAGCGGCATAGAGGCAACTGAAGCAGACTACTGGTTCCACAACCTCTGCATTGGTGATGAAACTTTTGCAACCTTGGTGTTCGACGTACCGTCCTTGAAACGCATCATAAATAATTTAGATTACAAAAAATCCGTGAGCGGCGGAGACAACAACGCTTCACGGATGTACCTTCTGAATCTACAGAAGTTGTTTTCAACAGATGTAATTAAGGCGTATAAAGATGAGCAACAAACATCCTAAAGCAGAACTCTTCAAGCTTACAGCCCATCTAAATGACAGGGGGAATGTAGAGATGGATTTGGAATGTGTAGACCCTGACCAGTTTGCTCGCCTAATGGAAAAAGACCTGCCACACTATGAAGGAACCTTCAAGGTAGCAAGTCTTTTGCGTTATTTAAAGTCTGTAGGAGACGAAATGATGGAGAAGTCTAGCCGCTATATTTAAGCGGCTTCTTCTTCTTTTGGCTCTAAGCCTTTTAGTTCCGTATCAATCTTATCGCGAATGGCTTTGAGGTATTTAATACGAGCAGCATTTTGCTCCTTCTTTATTTCCTGAATTACAGCTTCACTAACAACCATAACGGGGCTGCGGCTGTAGAAATTCAGGATATCAGTCAAACCGTACATGATTCTCTCCATTGGTTTGTTGTTGGTTTTGATGCCATATGGGAGTTCGCGAACCGTTTGTCAACCCTTTTTGTGTGTTTCCTGCACAGTAAACCTAGCCCGTAAACTAGACCCCTTGTGACGCTTATAGCCGTCCTTGGGGTTTTTCATTAGCTGGTAGCTATTGCCCTTCTTCATCCAGTGATAGCCGGGCGGAGCCGGAACCGTTTTGGTTTTAGTAGCCATTCTTCTTCTTGGCCTTTCCACCGTACATCATGCCGGGCATACCCATAGCAGGCTGGATACCTTTTTGTTCGCGGGGTGCCATTGGGTTCGCTGAAGTCATCATGTTATTTTCGGATGCCATCGGGCTGCGAACCATTGAGCCGTAGGCATAGCCCTTGGTCTTGCCACCGCGAGCCATGAAGCCCAGTTGGTTGCGAACAGGCTTGGACAGTTTAGCAAGTCCCTTATTGCCCTTCGGTATTGGTTTCATCTTCATCTCCTATTAAGGCAGGTAATTCACGTTGACCCATGCGGGCTAGTTCTGTTGTTGCGAACTCTACAAGAAGTCCGTTTAAGTTGTCTACATCTGTTCGCGTAACCAGTTCGGGATATTTGAACATGTTGTTGATGATGCGGGCTGCTTCCTTGTTACCGGCTGCAAGCTGCAATACCTCAATGCCTGATTGTGCAGCCAATCGGACTGCAAATTCTGAGGTCACATATAAAGGACTAACCATACCACGGCTAATGTTGTATAGACGGCTCAAGCCCTCATTTATAGAGTAGCCATTGACAACACCATCTATATTCATTCGTGAATTAACGGCACGGTCTAAATAATCAGCTATGTCTCGTAGGTAATCCACATGGTCTGCGCCTAGCATTGTGTCTAGTATTTCGCGATTTTCTTGGATGTCTGCCAACATAACTTCTGGTGTTGTAAATTGGCGAACTTTCATCTTACCACCGTCCAAGGCAGTCATCTTCATACCTTGTACCGGTTGCAAACCACCCCGGTTCATAAACGCCTTGGCTACAAGCCCACTAACAGCCCTGTCGAACATAGCCTCTGCTTCATCTACAGATTTACCTGTCTTGACAACTGCGGGGATAAATGTGTCGCGAAGAGTGTCGAACCTTGTCTCACTACCATTCAAGACAAACTGTTCATAGAACTGGTCAGGAGTAATATCTCCCGTGAACCGCTGCAAGGCGTTCAAGGAATCTGCATCCATCTTGATGTTGTTGTCTGCATTGCGGCGAACCTGACTTTCAACATTTGCGTAGTCGTCTGTGAACTCTTTGTACCGTTTGCGAACCGCTTTGTTTTCCCGAATGATTCGACTAATGTCGCGGGCTTCTGCGTACATATCCCCTAGATTTACTAAAGGCACTTCCCGGTTTATGCCGCCTTGACGAACCGTTACAGTTGTTAAATCGCTTATGAGACTTTCATCTGCAAGGTTCTTGAAGCTATAGCCACCTTCTAAAATACTTGCAGGACCGTCTGTCTTTTCGAACACGGCAATGGCCCGCTCTGTCCAGTCAGCATAGATTTGTTCGTTGACTAGATTTTGGATAGCCTCGAACTTTGCCTTGCCTTCTTCTGTATCCAGATTGAAGACAGTTTGTCCATCAACACGGTCTCCCCAATCTGTTGCAATATTGTCAATCATACTGCGGATATCTGCTTGGTCAGCAGGTTTGTTGTTCAAAGCACCTGTAATCTTAGTTGTAAGAGGACGGAACACGTTTATGGGGCTGACATTACGGTAACGATACCGTGACATATCATTGGCTTCAACAGAAACTTTTTCGCCGCCTTGTCTAGAATCGTCTAAATTACGCAGAGTGCTATCAGTTCCTCTGCGGAGCCTGTCGCCAATCTCATTACGATAAGTTGTACGTGCCTTTTGTAAAAGGGAATAGGTAGCACCGTCCTGACGAAGCAAGTTTTCCATTGTGTTTGCAAAGGTGCTTACTTCCCTACCTAGTTCTGGCTTTGTTTTACTAACACCAAAAGCATAGTCACGGAAGGCACGACGCATTTCATCAACTTCGTAGGCGTTTGCTTTAGCAAAGGGGCGGAATGTTTCGGGTGAAATCGCTTGAATTTCAAGAGCAAGTTCTAAGCGAGACATGCCGTCTACAAGTTCCTCGCTATAGTTGTTAGCTTTTAACAGGTCTTTTAGTTCTCCCACTACTTCGTCAGGCATGTCACGTGCAACCATGTCGTCAAAAGTCTTGTAAGCAATACGACCCATACGACCTGCAAAAAACTGACCACTAGGACTAAAGAAGCGAGCCATATCCGTCTCACCAGCTTTATTCATTAGGTCAACAACAGCGTCGTGCATATCTATAGGCTCAGATGTTCTAGCTGCTTCGCGAACCGCATTGTAGGCCGCTTTACCCTTGGCGTACATGCTTTCCAAGTGAGCATCAAACGTATCTTCCATAGCGCGAGACAGTCCTGAAATATATCCACGACCTTTGCCTCTACGTGCTTGCAAGCTAGAAACTCTTTCCTTGACTCCCGCATAAATGTCCGTAAGGTTTTCACCAATTGATTTGCGTTCGTCGACAACCTTACCAAGACGCTTCTTTAAAGCAACATCTGCCTCTACTAAGTTATCAAGAAAACCTTCGGGAATGTCGATGGTAGGGTCTGCAAGGACTTGTTTCCGAATGTCGCCCAGTATTTCTAGAGTAGTTTCGGCACGGCGGTTCAAATCATCCTTGAACTTAGCTGTTGCGCTGCGAGTATTGTCGAGCATTGCCTGAACTGCCTCACGGTCTGCAACAATATCAGTGGCTCTTAAAAAGTCTTGGAAATTGTCTAGAGCCATTTCTGTTGCACGAACCTGTGCATCTGCTTGGCCCATCAAGTCAGTCATATATTTTGCATCAAAGTTTTTTAACTGTTTTGCATCTATTTTATTTATAGACAGAGAATGCAGAGCAGCTAGGGGACCAAGACTAGAAGCTTGGGCAAAAGACTGCGTAAATAATTCTGTGGCTTGTTCTTGTGCGTTTTCTGGAAACTGACTTACAATGCGGTCTTGTAAAGCAACGTAATCATCGATGGACTTTAGGATTTTATTTCGGGCTGTTGGGTCTGTCGTATTGTTAATCAGCCGAATAGAGTAGTTGATTGCTTTGCGTTGCTCTGCAGACAGCACTTTTCCTGTTGCTTTTTCATACTCAGAAAAGGTGTTGTCCGTAATGTTAAAACCCTTATATTTTCCAAAAGTAAAAAAGTCAGCGACCTCTTTCAAACTTGTACCAAATGGTAACCGTGGCGCACCTACAAGATTAGAAACCTTTCCGCCTGTCCAGCGAGTCACTTGTGCGCCGCCTAGTGCCATTGTCACAAGACCTAATGCCTCTGATGTTACGGGGTCTAAGCCATATGCTTCTGGCAGGTACGCCCGTGCGCCAAGCTGTGCAGCAGACAGCAAAAGAGCATCTTCTACATTTTGACGAACATAGGGATATGCCCGCAAAGTATACATAGACTGCATTTTGCGGTTGATTAGGTTTTGTCGCTTGCCTTCTAGCACCTTATATTCGGCACTGTTCTTGGCAACACCTCTGCGAACCAGTGCGTCCATCTCAAGGTCTGTGTTCCGCAAATCATCGTTTAAACGACCCATAGCTTGTGTGGTTCGCTGTTGGCTAACCCCAATGCTAAGAGCCTTCAAGTTGATTTTGTTGCGGCCTTCTGCCTGATTGATAATCTGTGCAGCCTCGAACGGGTCGTCCACATCGTCAAGGATGCGGCCCATAGCTGTACCCTTATAGGAGTCCTTCATCTTCTGGAACTTGCGTAAGGTTCGCTCACCTCTTAGCGCACCCGGCCCTACCATACCGACTACATTCTCAAGGAACATAACCCCAAACTGTTCGGAAGGAGGCAGTTCGTTGAATGCAAGGTCGATGAGGTTCGCGGCGGCTTCTTCTGTGATGAACTCTTTTGGCTGCAGTTCGCCATCGACTTCTATCATTGCGCGAGCGTTGTATTGGTCTAGTGTAATTTCACCCGCATCTAGCTGGCGTTTAAATTCATTGTGGATGTCGTTATTTAACGCCATCTTCATTGTAGGATTTGGAATTACGGAATTGATTGCCTTATAGGTAGAGTCTAAAGCATTTTGAATATCTGTGCTTCTTGCACCCCATTCAGATGAAAAGTCAGTTCCTTTTTCTCTTGCATCAAAGTATGCATCTAATGCGTTAAATCCCATGATACCCACCATAGGAATGCCGGTCGCCACGAACTGCCCAGCTTCTGCAAGCCGTGTCTCTAAAGAATTATAGAAGTCTCCAGTTTCAAACCGGTCAACAAAGATTTGACGAACCGTTGGGTCAGGCACATACTGAGATACAAGATTATCAAGATTGACACGGTTCTGGGCGTAGCGTTCCGCAGCCGGAATCATCAAGGGGTCTTGGACCACTTGGGCTGCAACCACCTCGCCTTCACGAGCAAAAGGTATGATAACATCTTCGCCGGGAACCTGTGGCTGAGATGACTTTGCCCATGCAGAACGTAGAGCAAGCATAGCCTTCGGATTTCTGTTCGCAAACTCCAAGACACGATTGTTAATCTTGATGTCGCCTACCTGCTCTACTTTACCGGCAAGGACATCTTCCCAAGCTACACCCGCTGTCTGCGACTCGATATCTTGGGCTGCGGCAGGGGCTAGGGTTTTTGTTTTGGTTTGTACGCCAAGAACAGGGTCATCTGTAGTCATTTCAGTAACCACTGGTTCGTCGAGCATCACCTTCTTTTCTACAGGTGCAATAGAAATACGCTGTGGCTTATCCGTAGTGGCTGGAGCATCCCCTGATGTATCGAACCCTACAATATCCCGTTCAGCAACAGGCTTTGAAACTTCTTGTGGCTCTGCCATTTATTAAGACCCCATTCCTATTGCTTTTAAAACAGCTTCTGGAGATGCTGGGTACATACCCTGTTCATCTGTGAAGAAATTACCTTCCCCATCTGTATAATAACCAGAAGGGTCTAATGTGAGACCAGTCTTAGGCTGCTCTCCAGCGGCGGGTACAGGCGCAGTAGCAGCAGGCGCAGTGGCAGACATACGATATGCTGCATTTAAAGCTTGCCTTGCAATCCTGTCTGCTTTTAGAAGACGGGCTTCACGAAGTCCAAAGCTATCTGCAGTTGCGACCTCGTTCAAAAGTACGAGACGACGTTGCGTTCTTTGAAAATCTGATATAACGGCATCTAAGCTGGCTCCAGCTTGTACCTTAGATGTAAACAGTCCTGATTGTCCAAGACGCTGTAGCTGAATCTCAAAGTCTTGGTTTGACAAGCGACCGGATGGGTCAACGGCACGAGCCATTTCTGCTGCAAGAGATAGCTTGAGTGCATCTACTGTTGAAAGATTTCGGGCAGATTCGGCAGAAAGGAACCCCTTATCAACAGCCCCCTGAATCAAGTTTTGGGGAGTGGTTCCTGTTTCCGTATCTAGACTAAAGTTACCAAAAATTTGTTCTGCCTGACCGCCTTCTCCAAAGATACCAAATCCTACCTTTACAAAAGCAGCCTTTAAACCTGTGGGGGTCATGTCATCAGCTATGATTCCCTTTAGTTCGTTTAACTTAGCAAGGGCTTGGTTCGATGCCTCATACTGTTCCATCACTTTTTCACGACTCAACTTGTTTCGTGCAAAGTAATCTTCAGGGGCCTTTAACTGAACAGTGTAACCCTTGCGCTTGTTCGCGGCGGCGTATTTATCTTCTTGGATGGTTACCAAAGGTACAATAGACTGTGCCTGCATATACGGGTCGTCTCCGAACTCTTCTATCAAATCGTTGCCAAGCTGCGCCCGCATTTCTGCAGAGCCACCGCCTGTTAAGTTCAATTGACCGTATCCCTTTGTTTCAAATTCTGCTGCTGTTATTAGAACTTGATAAGCTTCTCGTCCTGTATCCGCACGAACAACGTCCTTAAAATTGTTGATGTATTCTTGAGGATTATCATAGCCGTTCCGCTGGGCTATGGTTGTAATAGCATTGAGTTCTGTGTCCGTGAAATCAAAGGGTTCCTTTTTAACTTCGTTTTGACCCGTTGTAAAAGTAAACACAAGGGCGTTGCTAGGATTCTTAATTTCACCCTTTTGTGCCGCTGCTGATACTACTTTTTCATCTAAGCTAACGCCTACTTCACCAGACAAGTCTCCTAAATTGCTGTACAAAATATTAAATGCAGACTCTGGTTGAATGTAGGTACGGTCACCTGACTGGGTTTCCATTTTCTTTAATATCTGACCATCTATGAAGAGATTACTATACCGTTGTAAATCTCCCACGAACTTCTTTTTTGCCATTGGGTTTTTATTAAGTTCGTCCATAAGACGGGCGCGGCTGTCTTCGTTCGCAAAAGTATCATTAGCCCAAGTTAACCACGTACCCCCGGCTCTCATTTGATTGTCTAAAAGAATGTTTTTATCGAAGTCTTTTGGCTTTACGAACTTAGCGTTTCCATAGTTAATCGAAGAGTCGACATCGCTCATAGTATTAGAGATGTTCGCTAAACCAGATAGACCTGCCTCACTTGCTAGATTTTTAAAACCTTCGCTGTTGGTGTCGACGTTCTTTGACTTTGCAAGTTCGACAACCCAGCCGCCTAGCATTTTTTTACGTTCGGCTTCTAGTTCTTGTTCTTTTAAAAGCTTCTCGTTTTTTTCCCGCGCAACGTCGTTCATCCCTTTGAGGAACCCGCTTACAAATGCTACACCCATAGCCATTATTCAGCCCCTTCTTGTGTTGCTAAAAACCCACGCTCTTCCGGCTCTTGAGGAGTTGTTCCTGCCCGAATAGCTGCGTTTATGTTTTCTTGAATAAATGAGAACATTTTAGGGTTGTTGTCTTTCATCATACGGAAGAAGGTTTCATCATCCATTTCACCTTCAGACTGTGGGTCGTCCTTTTCGAACAGACGATAGGGAATACCTTCCTGTTCCGCCATATCCGCAATGATAATTCCCAGCGGGGGCTTCAAGAGCATACCTACGTCTAGGCTAAAGGTTCCCTGTTGGAAGCCTTGTACAATCAAACCTTCGATAATAACTTCGACAGAAATGCCGACCATCATCAACTTGAACATTTCTTGCTTGTTGCGAGGCTTGCTAATCTGTTCGATAACTGCATCCAAGGCATCATCAGGGTCCGTATGTTTAGGGGGCTTACCCCAAGCCCATTTAGAGTTATCCTGTGTTAAAGAATGTCCCGGTGGCGGTGCTGAGAACGGGTCTATGTTATCTATAGTGCCTGCCATTGGATTGCGTTCTGCCATTCTATTATACCTCTGTCTCTGACTTTGCTGTAGATACAGACGCTGCGCTTGCTACCTTAACAGATGGTAGAGCAGGAGATGCAACCCCGATAGTTCTGCGTCCTTGACCTGTAGTCATCTGCGTCTGGTACTGTTGCCAAAAGCGGCTTGTCTGGGTGTTCGCAGAGCCTTGCATAAGGCGGCGTATTGCTGTTTCTACTGCAGGATTACGCTGACCTACAAATGTCGAACCCTGTGCTTGCCCCGCACCCCGTGCAAACCCGCTGGTTCCCAGTTCTGGAACATCCATTTTAGGAGCGGCGGCTTCTTTAGAATCCTTAGAAGATTCCAAATAAGTCTGTGCAAGAAATCCTAAGACACCGCCTTCACGACCTGTAACATCCCCGCTTTCGTATTCCTTTTTACCAAAAAGAAAATCAACGGCAATGTTTGCGTAGTTTGATAGACCACTGAAAAAGTCGAACATTATCTAATAATCCTTGCTAACCATGAACCAAGTTGAGATGCCATAGCGTCTTTTTGCTGCTGGTTGTACGCAGATTCAGCCGCCGCAATTTGCATAGCGTTCGTGGCTGTGTCGTGCTGTCGCTGCAAAGCATTTTCGCTCTTTTGATAGTTCCAAGAGGCGTTGTCGCGATACTGTTGCCAAAGACTGTTCAGGGCATTCTGACTGGCGTTATATAAGTTTTGGGTATTTATGCGGTTGGTTTCGTTTTGAATTGCCGTTGAGGCGGTGTTAATTTCCCGTCTCCAAACCACATTGGACTGGTCAACTGCGAACCCCATGTTTGCGTTGAACTTGTCACGGGAATCTTGCATCTGGGCATTGAACTGGTACATGGCGTTCATTTCGCCAGTGTTGAATTGCCGCATAGCCGCTGTACGGTTGGCATTGGCTGTTTCAACTTGCGAACCAAGTTCAGCAAAGAACTCTTCTACTTGTAGTTCATTCTTGGCGTTGAACTGCTGCCGCGCATTGTCTTCGGCGGCATCCTTGAACAGACCTTGTACAAGACTGCTATATGTTAGTGTATCACTTTTTTGTTTATTGTCAAGGTTTTTTAAGTCCACAGATAGAAGGGCTTGGGCTTCTGTAACAGCACCTTGCAACCGTGCATTGAGGTTCGCTTTGTCCATTGCAGCGTATGTAGCAGCGTTAGCAAGGGCAGTTTGCTGCTGGTTGTTCAAGTTTTGTAGCTGGATAGCGGCGTATTTGTTCGCGTCTTGTGCGGCAATCTGAACCCCAGATTCCATGAGGGCTTGTGTTATTGCGGCACCCGCCATCGAACTGGAACCCAAGCCACGAGCCTGCATAATCCCCGACACTTTGCGAACCGCTGGGGAAGCCCACGGGGGAAGTGGCGCACCAGACTGTACCGCTGTCATTAACTGACCAAGCTGATACTGTACAGTGGCTCGTGGGTCTAGTTGCTGAGTTGCGGCAGTTGCCTGCGAACCCGCAGATACGGTCCCCTGAACACCCGCCATCTGAACGTAGGGTTGTGTAGGGGTTAGCTGGGCAGCTTGTGCAGCACCCAAGTTTTGCAAATCTGTTGTTACGTCGGTAACTTGGGCAATCTGCCCCGTTCCGGCAGCGGGAAGACCCGGTGGAGTGGGGGTGGTTCCGGTTGTTAGGGCGGTAGCGGTAGGGGCTAAGGGAGTAGGCGCAGCTAGTTGACCAGAGGTCTGGGCCATTATTTCCCCGGTTCCAACGGTAGGAACAACAGGTGCTACTTGCTGTACGTTAGGGGTTACGCCACCGGCAAGGTCTCCGACTTCAGCCTGTAGTTGTGCATCTGTGGTAATCTGTGCCATGCCTTAGTCCTTTTGCAATACTCTATCTAACTTGTCTTCGACCCTGTGCAACGCTTCCATTACTTGGCGAACATCGCTGCGAACATCTTCGCGGGTTGCATATTCCTCACGTGTCTTATTCAACAGTATCTCTAACCGCTTCTGTTCACGGGTCATGCCATTAGCCCACCACGCACCTACAGCAGCAAGTATACCCAACAGCATGTCCACAAGACTGGTCATCTCCATCAGTCAGCATCCGCTATAGTCAACTCGCCAGCTTCTACCTGACGCATAATTTCTGCGTAGTGTCGGTTGGCTGGGTCTAGGGGTACTGAAAGAATTATGTCGCTATCAACAAGAGTTACCTGATAGCTTGTCGTTTCATTTGTTATAGCATCTAATTTTTTCTTTACTGTATTTATCATAATTAACCTCTATAACTCAGCATCAAACATTATTCTTGCGCTGCTGCTGGTGCCGCCTAGCCTTAAAAAACAACCCTGTCCAGCAGTACCCGCAACATTACCTGTTCCCTCTAACTCAAAATAATCAGGCGTTTTCCCACCAGAGATTGAAAAAGTGTCAAAGTGGTCTGCCGCACTGTCTCTAAAGGCAAAATAATGATTGGTTGCATTTGTTGTTTCTAAAGATGGAGTTGCCCTCATCGTTACAGGTGGGTGAATACCAACATATATTGCCGAAGCTGAATAGTAAGTGCCTATGCCAATTCCTTCACTCATTCCACGCCTGCCATCTGCGTGTGCATAATAATACCGCTGACACCTACGCAACTCATCGCCATAGCTGCGGTGTTCAAACGGCGTGGCTGTGTCGCCGACCTCAAGCTGGACGCCGGTCAGATAGAAATTATTGCTGGTGCTGTCTGTAACATTAACCTGACCCACAGCCCTATTTGCATTTGTAGTGTGCCAAGTGTTAGATGCGAGTGTGCCGCCAGAATAATCAGACCCAGCCGACAACCACCACTGTACAAGCATACCCTGCGTATTATCATTTGCTGTAGCTGTTGTTTGATACCCCACAAACGATAAAGTCTTGTGTTCCCACGTGTTCGCTGAATTTACAGTATATGCTTGGCTGTTGAATACGTTGCCATCGTAATGGTACAGTTCAACAATATGCGTTCCCGTTTTCGGAGATTTAACCCAAAAAGATAAAGCAACATTTTCTGCTGAAGATGTTCCGTATTTC